TCTGTCATTCCTTTCGGGACGAACGTGGGCTTGTCATAAGCCGCCATATTCGGCTTTACCCAACTACCGTCAGCTGGATTGTATTTAGGCGCCGCGGCTGCCGTGTAGGCCCGCGCATACTTGGCCGAACCATCATCACCTTTGTCGAGAATGTTCTGCCATTGGGGGTCCATTCCGGTTCCCTGGAATGGCTGCGCCGCCTGCTTAGCTTTCACCTCCGCTTCTGCCGCCGTCCGCTTGTCCGCCTCTTGGCGTAGCCGCAACTCCTCTGCCTGTCTTGCCTGCTCAGTCGCCGCCTTCTGCTGCGCCTGAACGTCGAGCGTGTATTGCCGCTGCGCCGCCCGGTTGGCGGCCTGGTAATCCAGCAACTGCTTATCCGCCTCGGCGAGCGTCTTCTGCCCAAGCTGCACCGCGCGCCGTAGCGCCGGGATCTCGGCGGTCTGTTCTCTGGTCAGGCCGTTCGACAACACCTCCGGAGGCGGCGGGATTGTCGGCTGGGCCTGCGCCACCGCCTGATCTCGTGGCAACGCCGCTGGGGGCGCTGTGGAGGCGCCAGAGCCGGCCCCCGGTCCCGCCACGTCAGTCCCACCGGTCCGCGCCGCAACGCCGCCAGGCGCCACTGCTGGGGCCGCGGCGGCCTGTCTCACCCCGGCAGTGATGTCCGCTTGCGATAGCCGCTTCCCGGCGGTGCCGGTTTCGCCCGGCTGCGCCGCGGTGATCCACGCGGCCGTCTTTGTCGGATCCAGTTGGAACGGTTGATCCACGCCGACGCCCATCGCCCCGGCAACCCGTTGCATGTCGGCTTCGTTGACCGGACTTCCCTTGTGCCATTCGGTGTACATCTGCCGCACGGTATTGAGGCCGCGATCGGTCTGATACGACTGAAGTTTGGCCGCAGTCGCAGCAACGCCGTCCGCCATCGAGCCAAAGCTCGCCAGCCGCGCACCGCCAGGCGTGACAACGCCGCCGGTGTCAGTGGTGAGGTTAAGCGGGTTGTTGGCCTTCCACCCGGTTGCGACGCCAGTGGGATGATCAGTGCCGGGGCCTGACCCTCGTGCAACCTCGAAGTGCATCGGATCACGATCGGCGCCCTGCCAGTCACCACCCCAAGTCAGGCCCCATTTAGCGGCGAGCTTGCGCGCCAGATCAGGCGGGATGTCAGCTTGTGTGTTAGCTCCGCGTGGATTGCGCTGCCAGTTCACGTCCATAGCCAAGCCGTAGGCATGCTGGCTCGGCGTGTTGGTGCCGGCAATGGTGCGTGGATTGTAGCCGCCCGTGGTGTTGGGATCGAGCTTGTAGCCGGCCGCTTCGAGGTCGGTCAGTAGCCCCTGGAACTGCGGCGCGACACTCTTGGCAACGGTGACACCGACGCCGCTCGGCAGGGTGAATTGCGTCAGGTCCGGATGGATATCAGCAAGATTCTGCGGCGCAGTTGGGGTGCTTGTCCCCGGCGGCGCCGTCGTCCCGCCGCTGCCGCCAGTAGCTGCTGCAGGTGCCGCCGGTGCTGCGGCCTGCGGTCCCCAGCGGTTGGCGAAGCCGGTCGCGTCCTGCGACGCCTGCCCCAACTGGAACAGCTTCTCGCTCGGCGTGCCCATCCGCATCAGCGCCTGCGTCGCCGCATCGCCAGGATACGTAGCGGGCGCGTTCTTGAAGTAGCCAGGAGCCATCGCGCGGGCTTGCGCCAGATAGGTAGGATACGCCGCGGCCCTCGCCTCCGGGGTGTCGCCTGCCGCCCATATCGTGCCAGCGAGCCGCGCGCCCATCTCCAACTCGTGGGAGCTGATTTCTTGCTGAGCCTGCTGCTGTGCCAGCAGCCGGTTCTGATGGATGTCGGCCGCGACCTGCGGTGCATCACGCAGCGTCTGGAGATTAAGTAACTCGTTGGGATCAAGGAAGGACGAGGTCTGCGGTTGGCTGAAGCTGAAAGACATGGCGCAGCCTCATCGATACCAAGTGTTGCCGGATGGATTAAAGCCGCTTGCCGGCACCATGCCCCAGTTGTTGCCACCACCGAAGATGCTGGCGTTGCTGCCGAAGATGCTTCCGCTACCGCCGGGGGTTAGCAACTGGTTCGCCGCTGTGCCTATGCCCTTCGCCATGTTGCCGTAGATCGACGACTGCGCACCGCCTTCTGCCACGTCAATCGATGCTGTATCGCGTCCTGCCTGGAGCGCCCCGGCGCCCTGCCCGGCCGCTGCGCTCTCGCCTAGCTTAGATAAATCGAAGAGCCGGTTGTAGTACTGGCCGAAATCCATATTTGCGAGACCCTGGCCGAACGTCTGCTCGGCCTTCAGCGTCGCGCCACTCCGCAACATCCCCTGAGCCGCCGCTCCAGCATCGACCGCACGCAGACCCTCCCCAAGCTGGAACTGATAGCCAGGACTGGTCTGGTAGTTGGCCATGGCGGCAGCCGCCGCATCCGGGCCGTTCAACCCCAGCAAGTCGGCGGTAGCGGTGTTCGCCGTGCCGCCGGCGGTAGCCCACGGCATCAGGTCCGCGCGCTGCTGCGCTGCCGCCTGTTGCTCTGCCGCCCTGGCTTTGTCGGCCGCACCAGAGACTGCGCTAGACTGCATGACGCCGCCAAGAAGGCCAGCACCCGCTGATATGCCTGCTGCTACAGCAAACGGCATGTCTCAGTCCTCCAGGTCTAGATGGGCGTGCTGCGCAACCGCAGGCTCGTCGCCCTCGATGTGATCCGCGTTGTGGATGCACGCCAGACAGCAGTCCGACGTTAGCGTGAGGAACGTGTGCAGCACGCCGGCCGGTATCTGCACCACCGCCGGCGCGTGGTAATCGCCGAGCATCTCATCGGCGCGATACACTCGGACGCTGCCTTGCAGTAGGGCCGTGAGGTGCGGGAACTCGTGGCTATGCTGTGGGATCAACGTGCCGGCGTCAGGGACGCGGTATTGCTTGTAATATATGCCGGCATAGATCGTGACGCTGATCGTCTCCGGCTGCCCCTCGGCGCGCTTCATTCCGCTCTCATGCTCACGATGCAGACAATCCGGTCACTGTCTCCGACGCACTCAATCGAGTGTGTGAGCAGGTTGTCGAACGTCCACACCGTACCAGCGTCGAACCGACACACCTCATCCTCACAGCGCACCAGAGCCGAGCCGGCGAGTGTCAGATGGGCCTTGCAGTTATAGTAAGCCGGCGCCCAGTTTCCGGCGTCCGTGTGCGGCTGGATCATCTGCCCCAGCGGCAGCTTGGTGATGAGGATAGAACCGAGCTCCACCGCCCCCACCCTGGACATCAGTGCAAACACCATCGGCCGCAGTGCTGGTAGCTCGTGCCACGCCGGCCAGAACACGTTGCGATGCTCTAGCCGCCTAGCCTCCATCGTCACCTGCGCCTCGGGCATGTAGCGCACGGTGATGTCGGTCATCGCAGCATGAGGCGTGCCAGGATAGGTACGCCGCTCCGGGTTCCGGTCCCAAAGGTGATCGGCCCGCGCCAGGTTCAGCAGCACCGGCACTGTGTCCACACCAGAGGCGATCTGCACGAACCGCATCACCGCATGCGACGCGCTCTGACGGTGCCCGTGGCCGTCATCGTGCCGCCAAACCCCGCCTCGGCCACCAGCCACACCGTCGTCGTCGCCGCCACGTTGTAGCGACGCGTCACTGTTGTGATCGCCTGGTTGAGCGCCGCTGAGGGAAACGTGGACGAGGTGAACGTATCGAGTACACCAATTCCGGCGCCGAAGAACGTATGGGTTCCTGAGCCGGCCGCAAAAGTCACATTGCCTTGCACATCCCAGTCGCCAGCGGTCAGGTTGAGCGACACGACATTAGCCAGGGTCGTATTCGACAACGCCACCGAACCGCTGGTGACCGTCAGATACTCGCCGACATCGCCGGCCGCCGCCTCGCTGCCGTCGGTGACACCCTTCAGGTCGGTATTGATAATCGAGTTCAGCGTATCGGCGATGCTCTGGTGGTGCGCTTCCCATATGTCGGCATAGCCGCCCGTGGTGTTGTTCAACGCCTCGGCGTTGAATGGCGGCGCCATGCGTCCCTTGTAGAGGCCAGGGAACTGGTCCGTCATCTCAGTTCGTCCCGCCGACGATAGCAGCATCCGCCGCGTAGATAGTCACTGCGCCGCGCCAGGTCAGCCGGAACACCCGCTGGCGGAATGAGCCAAGCCGCGTCGTGAACACGCGCTGTCGCCTGCCGTTGACCACCTGCGCCGTCAGGGTGCGTGGGCCGCCAGACCAGGTGAACCCGCCATCATCGCTCCAGTCGAGCTGCAGGTCGCCATCGGTCAGCCGCGCATCGCCGCTTTCCATCTCGACCTCGAGCCGCGAGCAGAAGGCCCGGCTGGTGCCCGCCCAAAGCGGCGGGAAAATGATCTGCCTGGTCATCGGCGCACCGAGCTCCAGCCCCGCGTCGGCCGCGTTCACTGTGGGATTGAACAACTGCCCGCTGGTGGCATCGCCGAACAGCAGATCAGGTCCGTGCGACGCGACCGCGTTGACCCGCCAGCGCCCGCCAACGGCATCGCTCGAGCGGTCATGCCATACCTGCGTCGCACAGTCATAGACCAGCGTCCGGTATGGGAAGTTGATGGCGTAGAAGCTATGTCCCTGCTGGCTGTAGAACACGGCGGATACCATCGACAACGGCACCAGCGAGCGCAGGATTTCCTCGACTGCGTGGGTGCTGACCCTGGTGGCCTGGTAGTTCACCGACCGATAGACG